ATTTGCTTCTTTAATATCATTAAACGCAACTTCCGTAGGATCTGCAATATCTATTGATAATGGAGTATATTTTTTAAGAGGTGTACTTGCTAATGTTAGAAAACAAACTATAATATTAGATTATTATACAAATACTCCATCATATAGAGTAGGATTTCAAGTAAATGAGTCTATAGCAGATGCAAAAGAAGATGAATCTTTATATGATAATGCAAAAGGATTTACAAATTTTGCAGCACCTGGTGCAGATAGATTTAAAATAGAATTACCATTAGTAAAAAAATTATTAGATGATACATCAGATTCTAATTTTGTTGAAATTTTTAGAGTCGTAAATGGAAAAGTAAAAATAATAGAAAATAAAAAAGATACTAGCAATACTTTAAGAGATTATCTTGCAGAAAGGACTTTTGATGAATCTGGACACTATTTAATAGATGATTTTAATATAAATTTAGTTGATTCTTTAAATAATAGAATTGATAGTGACGGTTTATACTTGGAAAATGAATTGACAGAACAAGGAAATGTTCCTTCTGATGATTTGATGTGTGTTCAAGTATCTCCAGGAAAAGCATATGTTGCTGGATATGATGTAGAATTATCATCTTCTTATGCAATTGATATTGATAAACCAAGAACTACCCAAACAGTGAACTCTCAAAAAATTCCATTCCAAATGGGAAATCTTTTAAGAGTTAATAATGTTGAGGGTGCTTTAAAAGAAAACGAAAAAATTAATCTAGTTTCAGAATTTAAAGCAGAATCTGGAATATCTACAATAGGACAAGCAAGAGTATATTCATTTAATTTAACAGATTCTGCATATTCCAATGAATCCACATCTTGGGATTTATATTTGTATGATGTTAAAACATATACAAATATAACTTTTAATAGATCTGTGACTGCTTCTGAAATTCCAACTTCTTCATACATACAAGGAAGAAGTAGTGGAGCAAGTGGATATGTTGTTTCTTCGGGTTCAACAACAAATTTTAATCTTAGTCAAACATCAGGAACTTTTTCTCAAGGTGAGCAATTATCTGTTAATGGAGTAGATTTTCCACTAACAGTTTCAGATTCTGTGGTTTATGGAATTAAAGATATTAAATCCGTTTCCCAGTCAGGGATTTCTGGATTTGCAAGTTTTTCTGCAAATTCAATTCTAGATACTAAAAATTTTTCCAATGGAATTAGCGAAGTTAATATAAGTTCTGGTACAGTCACAAGTCCAGGAAAATTATTTTCAGGAGTTAATATTGGAGATATTGTTCAAGTAATAGAGGGTGGAAATTTAAAATATAATAAAATTGATACAATTTCTTCAGATTTATCTTCATTTACAATATCCGGAATAACCACTGTTGCAGGAGTATTTGATGGTGGGTTAATAGGTAATGGGGATTATAATGCACAATTAAAAATTCCAGAATTAAAAAATAATGAAAATGCATTTCTTTATGCAAAACTTTTGGAGGATGATATTTCTTCAGTAAATCTCTCTAGTTCTGAATTAACAATATCACAACAAATAACAGGAGAAAGTATAGATGTTAGTGGAACACTAACTTTCAACTTATCAAGTATATCTGGAATTGATAATGCATCTTTCGAAGTTTTTGATCAAGAAAGGTATTCTGTACATTATGCCGATGGAGGAATTGGTACTATAACTTCGGATAGATTTTCAGTAGACTTTAATACTGATACAGTAACAATTATAGGGTTGTCAACTTCTCAGTCTAATGTTGTCGTAAATACAACTCTCAAGAAAAATAATATTCAAAGTAAAATTAAAGAATATCAAAAAAGTGCTGTTAAGATTGTAAATCTTTCAAGATTAGTAAGATCTGGAGCAGCCACTAGTGATTCTATAAATGATGGTCTTACATACAATCCGTATTATGGACTTAGAGTTCAAGACGATGAAATTTCTTTAGATGTTCCCGATGTATCTGAAGTGATAGCAGTTTATGAGTCAACAAATACATCAGATCCTGTATTGGATAAAATTGAATTTTCTTCAATCTCAAATGTAGATTCTAATGCAATAATTGGAGAAAAAATTATTGGATCTGATAGTGGGGCAGTTGCTAGAGTAGTTTTAAATTCTTCTTCTACACCTTCTGTTCCGGTAAATAATATTGGAATAGTTTACTTGAATGATGAAACTTTTTCTTTAGAGGAAGATGTTACTTTTTCCGATTCAAATATTGTTTCCAATATAAAAAAAATTACTGCCGGAAGTTATAAAAATATAACTGATATATTTTCATTGGATAAAGGACAAAAAAGTCAATATTATGATTACTCAAGAATAATTAGAAATAATAGATCTGTACCAGAAAGAAAACTTCTGATTGTTTATGATTATTATAAAGTCCCTTCTTCAGATAATGGTGACGTATTTACTGTATTAAGTTATGATTCTGATAGATTTTCTGATGATGTTCCTACGATAGGTACACAAAATGATAGAGCATCAGATGTTCTTGATTTTAGACCTAGAGTACAAAATTTTGATGTAAGTACTGCAACATCTTCCCCTTTTGCTTTTGAATCTAGGGTATTTAACTCCAATTCAATTAAATATAATTTAAAACCCAATGAATCATCTACAATTGGATATAGTTTTTATCTACCAAGAATTGATAAAGTATATCTTGATAAATTTGGAAATTTGATTGTAGATAAAGGAATTCCTTCAAAAGATCCGATTGCACCTCTTAATGGTGATGAAACTTTGATGGACTTAGCTGAGATAACACTTCCATCTTATTTGTACAATATTGAAGATGCTAATATTTCTATTTCAGATAATAGAAGATATACGATGAGAGATATTGGGGATTTAGAGGAAAGAATAGAAAGTGTTGAAAGATTAACTTCTCTTAGTCTTCTTGAAATAAACACAGAATCTTTAAGAATTGAAGATTCTGATGGAAATAATAGATTTAAATCTGGATTTTTTGTAGATGATTTCAATGATATTACTTTATCTGATGAAAATTTGACTAATGCAACAATTTCGGATGGTGTTTAAGACCTAGAATTATATCAAATTCTTTACAATTAACACCTATTCCTGCAACAGAAATAGCAGAAGACAAACTAGATTTATCAGAAAACTTTGAATTATTAGATCCAAATGTTCAAAAAACTGGAAATGTAATTACACTTAAATACAATTCAGTTGGATGGATCGAACAAAAATTAGCAACTAGAGTGGAAAATGTAAATCCATTTAATGTAATTGAATATACTGGTAGTATTACATTATTACCTAGTTCTGATAATTGGACTAGAACAATTTCACTTCCTACATTAACATTCAATAGATTCTCTAGTTATCGTGGAAGATGGAGATATAGTTATTTTGAGTATCGACATTACAGAACAAACTATAGATATGGTTATTACAGATATAGGTATTATAGACCTTACTATTATTACTATAGAAGACCTTATTATTCGTATTATTCTTACTATCGTTACGGATCATATTACTATTATCCCTACGGTCGTTATAGGTATTATTCTAGATATAGACGTAGGTATCTATATTACTACCCCTTCTACAGACCAATTACTAGAAACATTATTGTTAGTTCAGTAGCTGAAAAGTATATTAGATCCAGAAATGTTTCTTTCTTTGGAGAATCTTTCAAACCATTCACGAGACACTATGCATTCTTTGATAGTCATAGTAATATTGACATAATTCCAAAATTAGTAGAAATTTCTAATAGTAATACTTTAGAATCATTTGGATCTCGAAGATCTTCATTTTCTGTAGGTGAAACTATTAATGTTTATTTTGCAAATAAAAAGATAGGTAGATTTAGACTTGCTTCCTCAAATCATAGATCTGGAATTTTTAATTCTCCCGATAAAATTTATACTAATAATCCATATTTTAGAGAAGAATCTATTCCTTCATCATATAGTCAATCATCAAAAACTATTAATATAGATTTGGTTTCATTATCTACAGAATCTCAAGGAAACTTTTTTGGATATCTTAAAACAGGTGCTAAAATAGTTGGTCAAAGTAGCAAAGCAATTGCTTATGTTAAAGATTTAAGACTAGTTTCTGATGTTGATGGAACATTATTTGGTTCATTCTTTATAAAAGATCCATATTCTAGTATAGTACCAAATCTTAGAATTTCAACTGGTAAAAAGACTTTCAAACTTACAAGTTCCAAAAATAATACAATAGAAATTTCTGAAAGCAGTAGCAATTCTTTTGGTAATACAACATATACTGCTGAAGGAACAATTCAATCTAGAAGAACTTCTGTTACCGCAGTAAGAAGAGATCCTTTGGCTCAATCCTTTACTGTCGGTAAGGATATTCAAGCACCTAATTTTAATGGTCAAAATGATGATGATAATGGAGCATATCTAACTGCTGTTGATATATTTGTTGCAAATAAACCAACAGGAAATGAACCTCTAATTGTTGAAATAAGAACAGTTGAATTGGGAACTCCAACATTAACACTTTTAGGTGAACCTGTAACATTATATCCTGAAGATATTAATATATCTTCAAATGGTGAAATTGCAACAACAGTTACTTTCAATTATCCAATATTCTTAGCACCAGGAAAAGAATATGCTTTAGTTCTCCTTGCACCAACATCAGATAAGTATGAAGTATGGACTGCAAAGATTGGAGAAGATACTGTAAATCCTAATACTTCTGGATCTACTAGGTACACCAAGCAATTTGCAGTTGGTAGTTTGTTTAAATCTCATAATGGTTCTATTTGGACTCCGGAACAAGAATCAGATCTGAAATTTAAACTTTATAAAGCACAGTTTACTTCCAATACTGGAATAGCATTCTTTGGAAATCCACCTTTGGGTGAATCTAATGATTATATTAAAATTTTAGAAACTAATGCCATAAACACATTTCCTAAGGCAGCAGTAATTGGAATTACTACTGTTCCCACAGGTAATTCATTAATTGATATTCTTTCACCAGGAAGAAAAATTTTTGGATCAATTGAAGGAAGTTCGGCAAACATTATTTCTACTGGATGTTCTGTTTCAGCAGTAACAATTGATAATGGAGGAGAAAATTATCAAGGTCAAACAGATGTTTCTACAAAACCAATTGTAGGTAATGGAAGTGGATTAAAACTTAATTTTAGTGTAAGTGGTGTTGGCACAATAAACTCAGTGACTATTACAGATCCAGGATTTGGATATGCTGTTGGTGACATAGTTTCAATAGATAATAGTGATGGTTCGTTTACTGGTGTTGGTGGTGTCATAACTATTTCTGAAATTGCTGGTATAGATACTTTATATGTTACAAATGTTCAAGGTGAATTGGGATCTGGAAAAGCATTTGAAGTTGGTATTGGATTAAGTTATGCTGATACAGAATCTACAATAGTTTCTTTAGGTTCTACAGTCATTACTAGATTAATAGAAGGAACAGGAGTAGAATCTGGCAATTATTTGCAGGTAAATCATTTCAACCATGGAATGTTTGCTAATAATAATAAATTAAAAATTTATGATGTTGAATCTGATGTCAGCCCTACAATTTTAACTGAAACTTTATTATCTACAAATACAACATCAATTCAAGTTGAAGATTCTTCAATATTTGAAACTTTTGAAGGTTTTGCGGTTGATGGAAGCAATTTGGGTTATGTTAAAATTGGTGATGAAATAATTTCTTATAATTCAGTCACTTCAAATCAGTTATCTATACAAAGTAGAGGAGTTGAAGGAGTTATCCAAGATCATGATATTAATTCTTCAATAAGTAAATATGAATTTGTTGGAATGTCATTAAGAAGAATTAATGGAGTAACATACGACATTTCTGATGTTATAATTTCTGCAGACCAATATTTTATTGAAATTGATAGATCTTCTAATGGATTGAATCGATCTTCTGATAGCACACTTCCACAAGTATCTTTTTCGAGTCAAATTCAAGGTGGTGGATCTCAAATAAGAGCAACTGAAAATCTTACATATAATAGATTAACTCCTAAATTTGATATAAATTCTCCAGGAAAAGAAACATCTGTAAGTGGAGTTATTAGGACAACAACAGCTACTAGTATAGATGGATCAGAAACATCATTCGAATTACTAAATGAAGTCGAACCTATTTCTTTAGACGGAAATAATGAATTAAGTTCTTTTAGAATGATATGTTCTAGAGTAAATGAGTTAAATCAAAATGCATTTGATAATGTATCAGGAAGAAGATCATTTACTTCTGCTTTAACATTAAGTACTACTGATGAAAATCTTTCTCCAATCATTTTCTTAAATGATTCTACAGTAGAGTTTTCTTCTGACTTCTTAAATGCACCCGTAGATAATTTTGAATTAAGTTCTTTAGTTGGTTCTTCGCAAAATGACCCACATGCTGCAATTTATGTATCTAATGTAACAACTCTTTCTAAACCAGCATCTTCTTTAAAAGTCATTTTAACTGCATATAGACCTTTTTCCTCTGATATTAGAGTTCTTTATAATTTAGTGAGAGATGATTCTTCAGAAGTTCCGCAAGAATTTGAATTATTTCCTGGATTTGAAAATCTAAAGTCCTCTTCAGATGGAGATTTAGAAGTTATAGATCCTGTATTAAATAATGGAAGAGAAGATATTGAAGTTCCTGCAAGTTCAGATGGACAGTTTTTGCAATATGAATTCACTGCAAATGATCTTCCAGATTTTAGTGGATTTGCAATTAAAATTATCATGGCAGGAACAGATCAATCAAATGCCCCAATTATTAGAGATCTGAGAGCAATTGCAGTGAAATGAAAAAATTAGTAAAAGTTAAAGACCATCCTCATCTTTATAGAGATGAGGAAACTGGTTCTATTATAAATTGCGATACTATCAGTTATAATCAAAGAATTAACAGAATTAATTCTAAAGAAGCCCAAAAAAAAGAAATTGATGAAATGAAAAATGATATTCAGGAAATAAAAAATCTCCTGAAAGATTTTCTCAAAAAATAATATGATTTATTATTTAATATAAATATTTAAAGGAACATATGCTCATCTGAATAATGGCAGTATTTGTATCAAATATAGTAATTGAGCAAGGATTTGATTTTAATACTACTTTTGAGTTGGAAAATACATCAACAACTAACCCTTTAAATTTGTCAAACTATACAATTGAAGCTCAACTTAGAAAAACATATAGTAGTTCTACCGCAGTTGAATTTGCCTGTACGATTATACAACCTCCATCAGATGGAAAATTACAAATTTTATTAACTGATGTTGAAACTGCAAATTTAAAGGAGGGGAGATATGTATATGACATTAAAGCTACAAATTTTACTGGACAAATTTTAAAATTAATAGAAGGATCTGCACTGGTAAGACCAGGAGTAACTAGATAATGGCTACCATAAAGGCTAGAGTAGGTGGTCAAAATGTAGTTCGTGTTTTATCGAATGCATCTAGTCCTCCAACATTATTAATTAATTTAGATGATGTAAATTCATCTTTAAGGAATGAAGATGGATTAATTCTTGTTTGGGATCTTCCGACTCGGACTTTTATAATGACAAGTGTCATTGATTCTGCATCGTCTACAATTGGTGGAATTGCTTACTATACAAATACTACTGATAATATTTTAGGAGATTCTAATACAGGATCTGTTCAGATTGATGGTGGTGTTGGAATTGATAAAAATTTGACTGTTGGAGCAGGTTTATCAGTATTTTCTTCAGCAACTTTTAATAGTGGATTAGTTCAAGGAACTATTGAAAATACTTTAGGTAACCCAGACACTGGTGCTTTTCAGGTTGATGGTGGTGTTGGAATTAATAAAAATCTTACCGTTGGTGGTGGTTTTTATGTTCAAGGATCATCCGAATTTATAGGTGTTGCTACTTTTAGAGGTGGCACAATTAATATTGGTGATCAAGATACTGATTATATTAATGTTGGTGGTGAGTTTATATCAAATTTAACACCAAATGATGATAATTCTTATGATTTAGGTAGTGAAACAAAAAGATGGAGAAATGGATTTTTCTCAAATACTTTATTTGCAGATTCTTTATTCATATCTGGTATATCAACTTTTAATGGTTTTGTAGATATTAATGATAGTGTATTTGTATCTGGAATAACAAGTACCAATGATTTATTTGTATCCGGAACATCTACATTTTTAAATGGTTTAAGTAGTTTAAATGTTGTTGGTTTTGTATCCGTAACTGAAGGTCTTTATTATGATGCTGATGATTATGATGGACCAAATGGAGTTGCCTATTTTGATAATAGTGGAAAACTTGTTAGTGGACTTAGTACAGAATCTTCAGTTTCAACAAGTAACTATATACTAACAACACTAGAAATTGCAGGAATAGGAACTCCTGTATGGACAAGCACTATTGATGGAGGAGAATACTAGTGTCTAAACCAAATACAAAACAAGGATTAATTGATTATTGTTTAAGACAATTGGGTGCTCCTGTATTAGAAATTAATGTTGCTGATGAACAGATCGATGATCTGCTTGACGATACTATTCAATATTTTAACGAACGTCATTATGATGGTGTCGAAAAAATGTATTTGAAATATAAAGTTTCTCAGGACGATATTGATAGAGGTAGAGCAAGTGGAACTGATGGAGTTGGAATTGTAACAACAACCGGAACATCAACAATAGTAGGGACTGCAACTACATTTAATTTTTATGAGAATTCAAATTATATTCAAGTTCCAGATTCTGTGATAGGAATTGAAAAAATATTTAAATTTGATACTAGTACAATATCTGGAGGAATGTTTAGTATTAAATATCAACTGTTTTTAAATGATTTATATTATTTTAGTTCTGTTGATTTATTGACTTATTCAATGACAAAAAGATATCTAGAAGATATTGATTTTTTATTAACTACAGATAAGCAAGTAAGATTCAACAAAAGACAAGATAGACTATATTTGGATATAGATTGGAAAGCACAAAATAAAGATACATTTTTTGTTATAGATTGCTATAGAGCATTGGATCCAGAGTCTTTTACTCAAATATATAATGACTCATTTGTAAAAAAATATTTGACTGCACTTATAAAAAGACAATGGGGTCAAAATTTAATAAAATTTAATGGAGTTAGACTCCCTGGAGGAATTGAATTAAATGGAAGACAAATGTATGATGACGCTCAGAGAGATTTGGATGATATTAACAAAGAATGTCATCAGAATATGAATTACCACCTTTAGATTTTATAGGATAATCATGGCATTAAATCCATTTTTTCTACAAGGTTCTTCTAATGAACAATACTTGATCCAAGATTTAATAAATGAACATTTAAAAATATATGGTATAGATGTTTATTATCTTCCCAGAAAGTTCTTGAGTTCCGATAATATTTTAAATGAGGTAGAAACATCAAAATTTGATGATAGTTTTATATTGGAGGCATATCTTGAAAATTATGAAGGATATTCTCCTGGTAGTGACATAATGACTAAATTTGGTTTAAGATTAAAAAATGAAATCAATTTAGTTATTTCGAAAGAAAGATTTGAAGAATTTATAACACCATTTCTTCAGACAAGGCAAAAAGGAATTGATGATAAAAACATTCAAGATTATGATATTGAATTAACATCTAGACCAAAAGAAGGAGATTTAATTTATTTTCCTTTGGGAGAAAGATTATTCGAAATAAAAAGAGTAGAATTTGAAAAACCTTTTTATCAATTAGGAAAAAATTATGTTTACGAATTGCAATGTGAACTTTATGAATATGAAAATGAAGATATTGATACATCAATTACAGAAATTGATGAAACTGTAAAAGATGAGGGATACATTACATCTTTAATATTAGGAGGAAATCAAACAAATGCCTCAGCAACTTCATCAATTGATGATGGTGTTGTAAGTAAAATTACAATAAATGATGACGGATCTTCATATTCTTCAATACCAACAATTAATATTTCAGGTTCACCAACTGGAGATCCTCAAGATAATGCAACTGCAGTTGCAATTACAACATCTATCGGTGGTGCAAAGTCTATAGAATCTATAGAAATTACATTTGGAGGACGTGGATATAATATTTCAAACCCTCCATTGATAACAATTACTGGAGGTGGAGGTGCAGGATCTGCAGCAACTTGTATAGTTACAAATGGTTCCATAAGTAAATTCACAATAACAAATAATGGTTCTGAATATTACTCTGAACCGACTGTCACTATTGCTGGTCCTTCAATTGGTCAAACTGCGATTGCAAAGGCAGTATTTAACTCATCTACCGGAAAAGTTACAGGAATTCAAATAATAAATGCTGGATTTGGATATACTCAAGCACCAGTAGTACAAATTTCTTCTGCTTCTACGATAAGTATTGGTGGAACATATCTTTATAGCGAAACTGTTACTGGTTCTCTTTCTGGAACAACTGCAGAAGTTAGAGATTATAATTTACGTACAGATTTGGATATTAATAATCCACCTGGTGATCTTAGAGTTGCAATTAATAATGGACAATTTTCTCCTGGAGAAATTATTGTTGGTTCAGCATCTTCTGCAAGATATATACTTAAATCATATGATAATAATAGTTATGAAGAATCATACGATAGAAATGAAGAATTTGAGACCGAAGCAGATAATATATTAGATTTTACTGAGAAAAATCCCTTTGGAGAATATTAATGTTAGGTACTTATTTTTATAATGAAATAATAAGAAAAACTATTATTGGTTTTGGAACACTGTTTAATAATATTTACATTAAACATTTAAATAAAGATGGGAGTGTTGCTGACGAAACCAAAGTAGGTTTGAGTTATGGACCAACACAAAAGTTTTTAGCAAAAATTCAACAACAGGCGGATCTTTCAAAACCTATTGCAATTACTCTACCGAGAATGTCATTTGAGATGACCGGGTTGCAATATGATCCTTCAAGAAAAACAGGAATTACTCAAACTTTCAGAACATGTGAAAAAGATGGAAGTGTAAAGAAAGTATATATGCCTGTTCCTTACAATATTTCTTTCGAATTGGGTATCTATGCAAAATTAAATGACGATGCTTTGCAAATTGTCGAACAAATCTTACCATTTTTTCAACCATCATTCAATATATCAATAGATTTAGTAGATTCTATTGGTGAGAAAAAAGATGTACCTATAGTTATGGATAATATTGATTTTCAGGATGATTATGAAGGGGATTTTTCTGTAAGAAGAGCATTAATTTATAGAATTAGATTTACTGCAAAGACTTACGTATTTGGTCCTATTGCCGATTCTTCCGATGGTCTTATTCGTAAGGTTCAAGTTGATTTGTATAGTGACACCAATACTAAAACTGCAAAACGTGAAGTTAGATACACAGTTACACCAGAGTCTATTCCACCAGGAAGTCCTGTTGAACCAGGTGATGATTTTGGATTTAATGAGAGTTGGGAATTTTTCTCAGATTCTAAAAATTATAGTCCTACCCAACAATCTGACATTTAATAGATATGAATAATAATTATGATTCAATCGATGAGGCTCTGAATATTGAGAGTGATATTGTCGAGTCAAAACCAATTAAAAAACCTGAGATTATAAAATCGAAGGATGATGATATAGAGAAAGATTATATCTATAGTCGAGCGAACCTCTACTCCCTCATAGAGAAGGGCCAGGAGGCAATTAACGGCATTATGGAGGTAGCAGGGGAAGGAGGCAGTCCAAGGGCATA